ACATCGGTCAGCACTGCGCCTGTAGCAAAATCCCAACTTACACCGTTTTTTAAGAGATTTGTTCCTGAATATTCACCTGGTGAGACAAAAATCGTCTTCCCGGTGATGGCGCCTGCTTTTGCGGTCTCTAGAACCCCTGCGGAGGATCCTGGGACAATGATCGTGTTAACGCCAAGTCCGACGTCGTATCGAGAGGTTGCGCTCATTAGGGTGGCACCACTGGGGTGTCGTAGGCTACCAGCGCGGAGCCTGCGGTGATCGTGTAGTTGATTGTAACGGATGAAACCGCGCCATCGTAGCCACCTCCGCTCACCGAGGCACCGACGGGCACCGTTGCGCCCTCCACAGCCACCGTGCCGGATAGAGCCGTGATGCTCCAACCAAGCACACCCTGCGGAATGCTTCCGTTGGTCGTAGCGTTCGTGATCGTGCTGGAGTACTGCGTTGCTGTTCCCGCAGACGACCCCGCGTCGATCACCTTCAGCGCCACCTCGCCAGTCTCTGACTTGCCTAGCGGCAGCGCCGCCAGCGTCATCATCGACTGTCCGTTTACCGTGGCAGACGTCGAGTTATTGCTCGTGTCTAGGATTTTACTGACGTCGGACATGAGATTACAGCCCGGTCGTCGTGGAAGTGTTGACCGGAGTAAGGGTGAGGAGGAGTGTCGTGACGCCTGCGCCGTTCGGAGTTCCGCCCTGTTTGTAATACAGGTCCGTGTCCGCGGTGAGCCGATACTTACCAACGGCGTTTGCCGCTGGCAGGAACGTGCCACCGGTCGCGGCCGTCGCGGTAGACGCCCCGTTGATGATCTGAGTTGCCGTCGCATCGACTCCGACGCTCATGGTGGGAGTGGTTCCGCCGTCCGCGGTGCTGACGCAGATCTGCGCCTCCACGATGACTGGGCGATCTGTGCTGGCTTGGACTCGCGCGAACTTCGCCGCGACCGTAGAACTGGTCCCAGACACGACAAACGTCAGCGCAACAGGAATGTCGCACAGCCGACCATATGCCGGCCCTTGGATTTTTGTAGCCGATCCCATGTGCGTAATCGGCTACGTTCCTGCGGCGACCATGCCGCGATAGTGCTTGTCCCAGCCGACGCCGAACTGCGTGCGGCAAGTCGTGACGTAAGCGTGCGGATTGATCGGACCAACTGCGGCGAGTGGCGTAACGCTGTAGTCCTCAAGGTTCAGGAGGCGCAGCGGGTAGCTCTGCTCACCGGTGGGAACAATGATGAACCACTTGGTGGTGCTGGTCAGCCAGTTCAGTGCGACGTGACGGAGGCGAATGTTCGCGCCCTTGAGCACGTTCGTGGCGCGGTTCGCCGTGTCTGGCCGATCGACGCTCATGCAGATTTCATCCGCGGCCATGCCGTAAGCTGGGTTGGCTGTCGGGGTGACGATGATGAACTCGGGGCCGTAGCTGACAAAGTTCGTGTTCGCGAAATCCTTCAGTCGGCGCAGGTACTGATTGATGATCAGGTAGACCGTCTCCGGATTCGGGGGCACACCGACGTTGTAGTAGTTGCTGAAGGTGCCGGACCCATCCTCGTAGTAGTGGCCCGTGGAGAACGGCGCACGCGCGGTACCGTCGAACTCGGTGATGTTCGTGGTGAGCCCGTTCGTGAACCCATTGTTGAAGCCGAGGTCGATCGCCGTCTTATCCTTCAGGCTCACGGTGGAGCGCATCATGTCCCGCGCGTTGTCGAGCGGTTCCTTGTAGACCGCCGTCCGCATGAAGGTCTCTTCGATGGACACCTGCGAGCGGTAGCTCTTGACGTAGATCGTGCTCTTGTAGCCTTTGGTGGGCGCAAATTGCGGCGCCGGCTCCTGGTCGCGGTTGAGCCGCGGGAAGCTCAGGCCCTGGATGGCCTGGCGCTCGTTGGTGAGGCGGTCGGTCGCTTCGACGCGCGCGATCTGGCTGTGCTCGTTCGGGCTGTCGCGGAAGATATACCGCTCCATGCTCTGTAGGTTGCGGTTGTAAGCTTCGACGTAGCCCTCGACCACGATTGGTGATTGTCCGTTTGCCATATGGTAAGTCGGTTAGGTGTTGTGGCTGGGTTGGTGAATTACTGGATTCCGGCTTCGATCACCTTGACGAGCACACGCCCATTGAAGTCGTCCGACGCATCGCCGTCCGGATACTTGGTGCTCACGTAGGTATCGACTACCTGGAACATGTTCTTGGCGGCCGTGCCGCTGTCCGAGGCGTCGAGCGCCACACAGCCGGTATCGACGCTCGCCAGATAGCGGGCAGAATACTTGGTGCCGACCGTGACGTTCCCGATCGTGGTGCTGCCAGAGCCGACCGTGCCGGACCCGTCGGTGATGTTCATAATGAACAGCGTGCCTTCGCTCGGATCGATGACGCTGTGCAGCTCGTTCCACGGCGCTGTGTAGGGCTCCGAGGTCGAAGTGTGGCTATCATCCGGCGTGAGGCCGTAGATTCCGGTATCGTCGGCGACATAAGCGGCGAGATTGCCGCTGGACATTTTGACGAATTGGCCACCCGTGAAGGTGTTGGATCCGTCGCTCTGTTGAGGCCGGGTTTTGATGTAGGCCGCACCCGGCGCTGCGAAAACGCGCGGGCGGCTAATGGGTGCTTGGACTGCCATGGTAGTTTATCGGTCGGTGGTTTGGATTGATTCGGTGAGTTCCGAGCGCAGGGAGAGCATGCCGCTCGCATCCATGCGGTTCTTCAGATCGCCCGCCTCAAGGAACGTCCGGCACACTTCGGTGCTCTCGGCGGCCTCCTTCGCGGTCTTCTGATCGGCGAGTTCCTTCGGGCAAACCATCTCGCGCAGCGTTACGCCGGCATACTTGATGTCGTGCGTCTTGCCGCCTTTTCCCTTGAACTCTTCGTACTTCAGGAACTCGCGGCCCATCGTTCCAACGGGAATACCCGTATTGGTGAGCTCATCCACGGTCGGCCAGCGACCATCGGTGTCACCGTCGACTGCCGCCCAAATGACCGACTTCTGCGACAGGTCGGCCTGCGGCTTGAATCGGCCATAGGCTTGCTGGGCGCGCGGTTTTGCGTCTGTTGCGAGTGCCATGTGTTAGGATTGCTGTTGCTGAATTGGAATGCCGGTGTACTGCGCCATATCGGCGGCTAGTTTGTCGGCTACTGGGTTTGCGGGTCTCTGGGTAACTGCCGGTGCGGGGCGGAACCCCGTCGACTGCGGCCCAAGGAGGCCCGGGAAATTGAAATGCTGCGTAGGCTGGCTTGGCTGTCCTGGTTGTTGCGCGGCCCATGGTTTGTGTTTGTCCATGTAGGCGAGCTTCGCGATCTCGACCGCATATGCGGGATTCACTAACTCGGGTTGGCCGCTGAGGGCTGCCTGTTGGAGTGCTTGATGCACCTGTGTCTGCACGTCGGTGTCGGCAAACAACATCCCGTAACCGGGATCTGCCATCGCGCTTTGAAGAACATGCGAGGTCTGCGTTGTCGCTTGGAGTGTCTGCTGCGCCGCATGCAACTGCTGCATGAGCGGCTGAGTCTTCCGATTGACGTAGTCAACCATCGCTCGCGCGTCCTTCTCGTCGTAGCCTTGTCCGACCCAATACTTCACGTCTTCTGCGACAGGGTCGGCTTGGGGCTGCTGGGCTCCTACGACCGCGCGGAGCTGTTGCTGCGCTTTGTCGAAGTTGCTTTGATAGAAGCGCGCGCTTTCTGCGTTCTTCTTCGCCTCCGCTTCGAGTGTGGCTAGCTTCTGCTGAAGTTCCGCGAGTTGCGGGTTTTCCTGCTTTGGCTGCTCGCCCAGTGCGGGCGGTGGCGGTGGCGTATTCGGGGCCTGTGGTTGTCCCGCTGGCGCTGGATTCCCCGATTGGGGTTGACCCTCGCTAGGCGGAAGCCCGGCTGCTTGTGTGCTCATTGCGTTATTTATTAAGACATGTCAACCTTTTCTTTTGCGCCGGGTTCACTTCGGCGTGATCGCCTGTTGGGCGACAAACTCGTTCACTGCATCCACAACACTAGGGATGCCCTTCTCCCAAAATTGGATTTCCGCCTGGAGTTCCTTGATCCTCATCGCCTCCATCGGATTCGCCTCCTTCAGTTGCTTTACCGCCTTGGCGGATCGCTCAGCGCAGAGGGCGCGAAACCCGGACTGCCATCCTTCGCGCACGAAGGCCGCCAACGTGGATTTCTCGGGAACGATCATGCCGCCACCTTTCTCCGCTCGTTTTCCACCATGATTTCCAACTCTGCCTTCGGTAAACGGCACAACGTGCGACCCTGAAACTCGAAGTTATCCCCCGACGTCCCGGTGTAGATCACTTCCGTTCCAGCCGGCAGATAACCAAAGCGGTGTGGGCGGAACTCGTAGCCGTCACACACCACCATCGCGTTGTTGCTTGCCTCCTCGGGGCGCCAGAGATCACCGCGGTTCCCGAATGGAGCAAACTCCACAATCACGAATCCCGGTATGGCTTTCGGTCGCGGCACCGGTGGAATCCAGTTCGACTTCCACTTTTCGTAGGCCTCGTCCGGTTTGCTTCCTTGCTGGTAGTCCATGGCTAACCTTGCGCGTTCTGGCTGAGTTGACCGGCGTTCGCAGCGGGCTCCCGCTGTTTGCCGGGCTGATCTTGTTGTTGCGGGGGATTCAGAAGCTGTTGCTCGGCGATCTGCTGCTGCAGTTGCATCATCTGCTGCTGCACCGAGAGGTGCGTCTGCCACATGATCCGCTGTTGCATGAGCGGCATGTTTTGCGGGGCGTGCTTTTGCCAGTAGGGGTCTTTCAGCGCGCCGTTGAACACCTGCAGGTAAATCTCGTGCGGGTCGTCGGGTGTCGGCGGAGTCAGATTTCCATCGCCAAGAATCTGGCTGACGATCTGCATTCCTTCGTCCGTCGCCTTCTGCATCCCGCCATCCGGCACGCGGATGTCCGTAATGCCCATCATGGGCAGCAGCTTGTTCCAAAGCTGCGGGCGAACCGCCTGCATCGCGGGGTCGTTCGCGCTCGATTCAAGGATGTAGCGAATGTTCTGTTGAGCCGCTAGTTTGGCGAAGAACTCCTTCCCGACGGCGGTGAACATCCGCACCTTCCCGAAATACTCCCGACCCGTGACCCGCCGGATGTAATCGCGATCGCCAAATAGCTCGAGGTTCCGGAGCGCCTTTCTCGCCCATCCACCCATCATCTGCCGGTTGAACCGGTCGGTCATCAGGACGAGCGGGTTCTTGGCTGCTTCGGTCGCCTCGCCGACCTCCAGAGCTGAACGACGGCCAGCCGCTAAGAGTCCCTGAAGAGTCGGCGTGACGCCGAAGATTTGCTCGATCTGATCCTCCTTGCGTTGGATCTGCGGGAGAAGAGTAACGGTCTCGTCGTATTGGCCTGCGTCGAAACGCTCGATTTCCCGCGGGTCGCTCTCGTAGGTGACCTTGAGGTTTGGGGCGTTGAAGTCCTGGATCTTCCCAGCTGGACTGTCCTCCTTCACCTTCGTGCCGCGGTAGACGACCTTGTTCTTGCTGTCCTCGAACTGAGTTTCGCACGTCGTCAGTTGCTCCGTGGCGATCAGCGCGATTTCCGACTTCGACATCGGAATACTGGTCGAATCGTCTTCGATCAGATCAGCCGCGTTGAGCAGCGGAATCGTGAAGCCGGCCGGGAACTCCTGGATGCGCAGGCACACGGCGCCCGTTGCCATGCCGCCGTAGAAGTCGACGAAGTATCGCTTCAGCGGCAAATACACGCGCCCGGTGCCCTGACACGTCGGACAGGTGATCGCCGGCGCGAACTGGCCGGTAGGCGTGCGTTGCGTGAGCTTGCCCGTTCCTTCGCAATGCGGGCATTCGACACCTTCATTCTTCGCATCCAGCGTGCCATCAGGCCCGATGCGCAGGAGCGGGAAAGCGCGCCAGAGTTGCCGAACCCGCTGGGTGCGCCAACCCCCGCCAGTCTGGTCGCTGATGTTATAGCGATTCTTCAGCCGGTCGCGCAGCGGACCTTCGTCCTGTTGCGAAAGCGCGTAGTGATTCTTGGTCTCCTGGATGGCCAGATCAACGTTTTGCCAGCCGAACGGATTCGCCTCTTCGTCGTACCGGTGATCGAGCAGTTCCGCCTGGGTGATGTGCTGCCGCACGATCGGGCAGGGCTGGCGATCGACCGGATTCACCGGAACGAGCGGGTCAACCAGAACATCATCCACGGCCAGCGGGATGAAGTGCGTCTTCATCTCGGCAACGCGCCGCTCCGGCATCTGCATCATGCCAGGCGCGACCATCTGCGCGGACGGGAACTGTTGCAGAACCGCTTGCGCCTGCATCTCGTCCTCAACCATCCATTGCGCGACGACGTTCTCGTAGCGCATCTCAAAATCCGTCAGCGCCCATGAGAGTCCATATTTTCCGAAGCTACCGGCGCTCCGTCGATATCCGCTGCGGAGGTCGATTTCTTCCGCGGTCGTGCGGAGAATGGTGTTCGCCGCAAGACAGCTTTGCTCCGTCGGGCGGTAGAAATCGCCCTCGATCACGTCCTCTGGAACTTCCGCGCGGACCGGCAAGCCGTCCTCCCACGAAATCTGCTCCATGATGTTCGTGATGGCGTGCATCTGCTGGAACGGCTTCACGCTCTGGCCGCGGGCCGATTTGCCATCCAGCAGCGCCGGGTTGACGGTCTGAAGGCTCTGCTTCGTCAGGTTCGGCATCACCAAATCCCGCGCCGCAAACCTGGCCCGCCACATGTTGTCGATCTGGCGCCAAGTGTTCCAAAACGGCTGCGCCAAGTAGAGCTGCGGATACCAAAACTCCTGCGTCACATACTGCGTGACCGCAGCCGCAAGCTCCTCGTTATCAGCCAGATTAGGTCCGATGACGACGCGGCTTTCATCCGTCGCTGGACGAATCTCCGGGTCCGGAATCGCTGTGGCCGTCATCCGGGCGGACCATGCGACCTCTATTTACTTAGGTCAAGTGTAATATCACGTTACATTGATTTTCAATGTCTTTGATATTCAAGCTGCTCGCCTGGATCGGAGTTCGTTCGGATCGACCCACTTGAGCTTGCTGCAGCAGAGGTACCCCAAGCAGTCGGGGATCTCGTCCGCTCTCCGGTCTGGTTTGCCGGTTGGTTCGCCCTTGTAGGCGCCGGTCGTCTTCTGCTCCCACAGATAACGCTCAAGAACCGTGATCGTCTTCGGGCAGTCCATCGTGACGTAGAGGCGGTAACCGTAAGGGTGATCCGCCGTCCGTTGCGCCGGGTTGAGGTGCTGCCGGGTCATGTCTGGGCGGAAAAGGCCGTTCACAAAGTCACAGCGCGCTTCCGGCATCGCGTTGCTGGCACGCTCCAGCTTCAGCCCTTCCCGGGCGTAATTGTCGACCCACGAATCAAGCGGGTGGTTCGGATCCCGGCGGAAAATCTTGGAGTCCGCAAAGGTCTTCCGGATGAACATGCGGACCATCTTTTCCCGGTGCCGGCGCACCTTGTTCCCGGTCGCCTCTTCGCGCTGCCGGTCCTTCAACAGGTCGGGCGCATACTGCGCGGCGAGCTCGTAGGCCTCTTCCGTGACCTTGTCGACCGCATGCAGCACCGGCTCTCGCTCGTTTCCGCTAAAGGCAATGATCCGCTGGCAACGCTCCGGAATGCTGGCGTTGCTCTCCAGGTATTCCTTAAAGACGACGTATTCACCGGTCCTGAGGATCGCAGCCCAGAGACAGCCCGTCGGATGGGCAAGCCCCTCGTCAAATCCGCGGATGATGTTCGCGTCCCGAAAGACCTCCATCCACGACTGATTCGGGACTGCCTTTCCTTCGATCGCATCGAGCACGTCAGCGCCAGTGATCGGAAGGACATGGCGATCCCGTTTAAAGGCGCTGAACACCGCAGGTGAAGAATCAAAGAACCCACCCTCCAGCGACACCCGGCCGAGTTCGCCCATCCTCTCCGCGTTCTGCCGGCGGATCTCCTTCATGGTTTTATCCATGATGTAGTCCGGCGTATCGAGTGTTTTGGAGAACAGGAACTTGGTCTTCCCAACCAGGTTCCGCTCTCCGTAGTAGACATCCCGGGCGATCTGCGCGCGCTCAGCCACGTTAGCGGCCTCACGGGGCGTGTATGCCCACATGATCATCCGTGAACGCATGATGATTTCCTCGAGTTTATCAAGCGGCGGCCCTTCATCCAGCAGGGCGAGGAACACTTCTTCGCCCGACCAGCTCTGCACATCGGAGTTGTAAAGCTTCCCTGAAAGTCGCGTGTCCCAAACCGTCTCGAAGTATTTGTCCGAGATGGACCACTTGTATTCCTTCCCCTGCCGCTTGACGTACTTCAGCGGCATCAGTCGGCGATAGGTGCGATCGAGTTTGTTCTTCCAGTGGTCCTCGTCGACGCATCCGTGCCAGATGTTCTTTCCAGAAACGGGCGGCTCGTCGTCGCTGTAGACCAGCCGTTGATTTCGCTGCCAGTAGTCCCAAATCGGCCGGCGAAAAATGCGATACTTGCCGCGGCCCAGGTGATCCTCGTGCTCCTGAAAGATCGGCCAGTCTGAAGTGTTCGGCACCATCCAGAGCACCGCGCTCATCAGTGTGGCAAACGTCTTGTTCGACCGCATGCCTCCGAAGTTGCACACGCTCTGGTAACCCATCGGAGCCACGTCCGGCTCATACTCCGGGCTCCATGCGTTCATCATCTGCGCCTGCTCATAGGTCGGAACAAAGAACGCAATCGGACAATCGCCGCGGGCCTGGTCGATCACTTTTTGCTCTACGACTTCGATACGGTCAGTGAGCTCCTGCAATATCTTCAGGTCCTCGTTTAGCCGGTGCGGATGCGCTAGAACCAACTCCTCGAAACGCTCCCGCTCCTGGATGAGCGCCGAAAGCGGCTTCTTCTTAAGCCCATCCTTCCACGACCGCCGGTAAGCGGCCATCTCTGCCAGTTCGGCGTCCCGGTCAACCATGAGTGCCCAGTCTTCGCCGCTGATCTCCCGCCATCTTCCAGAATTCGTTACTCACGAGAATCCGGGCCTCATGGTCTTCGGCGTATCTGAGACTATAGCAATTCTCTGGGAACGATGGTGCGTTCTCTCCTAACTCATGGCCGAATTCACGTTTGATCCAGCCAGGATTATCAAACCGGAAAACGTCGCCATTTCTAAGAATCGCCACGCCACCCATCGGAGAGCTGTGATAGTATATGGCCGTAACATCGGCGCGCCTGGGGTGACGCGGGATGGCAGTCCCGGTGAGCGGGGCTAAAAGGATTGCGAGGAAGGAGCGTCTACTTGTTTTCATTGGAATGCGAGTCTAGCGCCTTTGCGATCAGTTCCGGATTGAGCCCCTTCGCTAGCAACCGCTGCGCAACATTGCTGCCGCCCTCTTTCTCCCTGTCCGCGCGGTTTTGGATGAGGATTTGCACTGTGCCGACGTCGACATGGTTAGTCGTTCCGCCGGCAACTGACTTGTTATCCAGATTCAGCGCGTTGTCGGTCATACCCTTCGCGATCGCGAGCTTGGTCTTCGGATCCATCTTTGCCGCCTTCATGGGGTCGTTGAGGTCATCCATCAGCCCGTCGAGCGCCGCATTCGCGATCACGAGGGACTTCGTGCCCATCATCTGCCGCGCATCCTCGATGGTCACCTTTCCCATGTTGTAGCAGCGGGTGACATCACCAAACGGGATTGCCCATCGCGCAGCAATCTTCGTCTGCGTCTCCTTCGTCGCCTTCCGCATCACGAGGTCACCGAGTACGCCTTCGGCCTGCCAACGCTCGATGCCGAGCTTCGACATGATCGCTTCTACCGACTCGTTATAGGTCGGCGGCTTCGCGTCCCGGAGGTCGAACCTCGGCGATGGATGGGAGACGATTTCAGCGTCTGCTGTTTGTGTATCTTTGCTCATCGCCACAAAATTCCAATGAGAGTGATAATCACCGCTGCGGCCTGTAGTAAGATTCCGGCTAACATGATGTGCCGGGTCTTTCGGGAATACGCCATTTCCTCTTGATGCCGTCGTTCGATCTCGTCGTAAGTCATTCTCCAAGGTCGATGTGGACGCCGCAGCACACGCAATCGAGCCGGCCTGCCTTGAATTGCTCCATCTCGTGTCCGCAAGCTGCGCAGACGTGCTCGGGGTCGGCAGCCGATGTTCGTGGCCACGCAAGGAAACAGGTAATCAGATTCACCGTCCCGTAACTCAGTCCGAGTCGATTCGGAATATTGCCGAACCCGCTTTGAGGATAGGCTAGCTGCGCCGTGTCCATATTTTGTTAATGCGTCTTTACTATCCGATTGTCAAGGTGGTTGATTATTTCCCCTTCCGCTCCCGATAATGTGGCACCGGGTAGAGCCGCTGCCCCGACCAGATGCGGAAGTTGCGGAGTTCCATCTCGCCATCTTCGACCGCGTCTCGAAGGCGCTCCCGGGTCTGCGCCGCACGTATCCCCCACTTCCGCGCCCACTCCCGGGCGGTGAACCATCCTTTCGGGACGATTTCGTCCTCGCGGCTAAGGGCCTCCGATAGTTTGACGAGCGTGTTCATACCTCCAGCACGTCGGTCGCGCACAGGAACCGGTTATCCACCCGCTCAGCCTGCCAGACATGAAAGGTACCTTTGCGTTCATCGATAACCCCGTAGGCCCAGCCATGAGCATGTCGAAGGCTGGCGATGTGCGCCCTCGAATACTCCATATTCAGTTGCGCCAGGCACCCCACCGAGCGCGCCATCGTTTTATCGATCCGCTCCAGTGTGACGTGATCGATCGAGTGAACGTGCCCGAAAAGGCAACTTCCATAGGTCAGCGCATGCTTCCGGGCGGCACCGATTCCCACGGAGTAGCCGTGCAGCATCTTCAACGAGCCAATCTTCAGGACACCGGCCCGCTTGTCGTAGGGCTGCATCCTGCATTTGATCGCCTTGCATTCCTCGTTCACTTCACCGACGAGCCGGCGTGCCAAGTCGCTGACTATCCCCTTATCCTGTTCCGCCAGATCCCAAAGACGCTCATCGTGATTCCCGCGGAGAAAGTATTGAGGAGCATACTCGGTCAGGAACTGTAGCCCGTCCGCATAGTCCCGAAGCATGGAGTCCCGCTTCTCCTCTTCGTCGGCCTTCTTCCGCATTGCTCGGAAATCCCACAGATCGCCGCCGAACACCTTGATCTGCGGTTTCCACGCTTTACAGAACTTCAGAAACGCTGCGACTGCCTTCCTGTCATGGCGATCACCATGCAAGTCAGAGCAGAAGACGAAGCGGCGGTAGCTCACTCAGTCGCTCCTCCGCTGTTAGTGAAGTCATTGAAGGAGTCTACCATACCCTTCGCGGCGAAGTAGTTTCCCGACCAGGCACGAACCATCTCCGTCTCATCGCTCTCAGACCATGATGCGAGAATCACCACCGATTCAAACTGCTCGCCGAGCCTGTCGGCGGCCTCCTGCACGATACGGTGGCCGTCCTCCTGCGTCATCGTTTCGGAAACATGAGGATGATGGTCAGCAAACCCATACATCCGATTGCCGGACCCACTACGCCCATTTCTCACCCTCCTTGGGTTTAAGCTGCGGCAGCTTCGGCGGGACCGGAACCATCAGGATGTAACGCTCGATGTGCTTCTCGATGACCCTAACGGGCTGAATCCTGACAACCTCTCGGGTCGCGCAGCCGGTGCAGAGAAGGAGGAGTAGCAGGGCGGGTTTCATTCGTCCATATCCTCAGCCGCTTCGGCGATGGCATCGCGAATTTGTTCTATGGACCCAAGGATGGGTACGTCTAATCGCCCCTCTTTCGCACCGTCGCCGCCTGCGAGAACGTCGAGGGAAGCATTCACGGCATCCACTGGTAGCGTAACGGTTCTAATAACCGTAGAGAGCAGGTTGCCGAACATAGCTTACTTCTGTTTCGCAAACGACCGATCCAACTTCACGACGCTCTTCCCGTCGCCGCGGAACTTGTTCGGGAGCGTTCCAGACAAGCCGATAGAGGCGTTGCCGTTCTGGTCGAGGGTTAGGCTCAGGTTGCAGCCGGTCAGTCCGAGCGGGATGACTGCCATCAGGCAGAGTTTGAGAATGCCGAGTTTCATTTGAAAACTGGTTGCTCCGCTGGGAATCGAACCCAGATCGCAAGGTTATGAGCCTTGCATGCTACCGTTGCACCACGCAGCTACCTGCGCCCATACGCTTCCGTGATTCTTTATGCAAGCGAAATAGTTTGACGACGGTGTGTTCGATGGTAGAAACGGCGTAGGTTCGCTGAGTAAGAGCGAGCAAACTGTTTGGAGCCCTCCTGTTCCAACACTTGAAGCTCGTCGTGCTTACTCCACGGCGGGCTTCTTTGCTTTATGACCACACAAAAGGAAAAGGAAGTGACCGCGTTCCAGATGCTCAGAGCCTTTGCTGGCATTCTGGTCTATATCGGTACCTGTATTCTTCTGGCGCGCGTTGGCTGGGATATTGGTCAGCTTCTACGCCAAAGAGAGAAGGTCGCGGCGCTTGAGGCTGAGGTGAGGGCCCTGAGGGCTGGCGCGCCGGTCGTCATCACCAACGGAGGGCGGAAGTGAAGCTTCTGCCCGCTGATATTTCAGCCACCACATGGAAGCGATGGTTTATGGGTGTGACCTGTGAGTTCAATCGGCCATGGCTGGTTGAGCCGACATCGCTATTTGGTTTTGCCCGCATCTACACCCCGCCCTTCCGCCTCAAGAACCTCCCGCCGATCGACGCGCCGAAGCGCAGGTTGGCGGATGAGCCTATGCCATGACCGCCGACCTTTTCCGAGACACTTTCCTTCGCTTCTTGGCAGAAGGCATGACGCACGCTGAGGCGCTGGCCGAGTTTAACCGCGGCGAGTGGAACGAGGCGATGAACGCCGAGATCATGGAGGGTGGATCAAATCGTTCCGACTCCCTGCTGGACCTTGCGGCAAAGGCTGGATTCGAGGAGCGCAATCTTCGCGACTTGGACCAAGCAATCGAGCTTTGGCAGGCAGGATGGACCAGCGAAGACCCTAATCCTCAGCGCGATCACTCGTGCTTCTGGAGCCAGAGCCAAGTGATGAGTTGGTATTGGCGGGCTCCAAGCAAGCGACCGGGTAAACCGGGCCGTCGCTACCTTTCAACAAATCAGGCTTTCAACGCCATGAAGAAGGCCGGCCAGCAATGAAACGCCTCCGCCTCTTCAACTGGCGCGGCTACTGCAAGAACTGCGGTTGGCCCAAGAGTCTTTGCGGGTGCAGGTGATATGAGAAAACCATACCTGGTCGAGCTGATGAAGCAGTTCGGGACTTCAGGTCTAGGATCCGTGCAATCCGACCAACCGAAGCCGCTAAGTGCACGAAAGTGCGTGAAAACGCACACATGGACCACCAAGAAGTTCAACCGCCGCTGCTCTAAGTGCGGCGTCGAGGAGGATTTTAATTCCAGGACAAGAGAGTGGGAGTGAATAGGCCTACAGTCTTTAGTTGACACACCTTAATCTTTTCCGCTACACCGTCGTCAGTTCGCGAGTTCAGCCGCGATGCAGCTTTCCGGGGAGACCCATTAAAGCCCGCCTTGTGGCTGAACTCACAGGCGGGCTTCCTCGTTTAGAGGGTGTTCTTTGAGATCAGCAATGAAAGGGAGCGCAGACCGTAAGCGTTCGTCGTGGTCCGGCCGCGTAGCGACGACTCCCGATGCTAACCTACCGAGCCCTTCGGTGGTCGAAAGCTGCCGCATCCATTGCTGATTTCAGAGAACCAAAGCCCACAAGCCGCGGAACGTAATCACTGGCGCAGGAGAGTAGCCGAAAGGCGAAGCACCCACGGGACCGGCGCTCAGGGAAGAACACGGGGGAAGAGTCTGGTCACGCGGACTCGGCGACACGGTGGTTCTTGGCCGGCACGAAGCCCGGTTTTGCTGCCAGTGCTGCCAGTGCAGATGGGTATGCGCAGCGTCCCGCCTCACCTCGAGGAACAGGACACCCGACATTGCAGGATCAGCCCTGCTATCCGCCGACATCTCCTCTGTTATGTCGGTTGTGGGGGCGTGTTATTGCGCGGTCACGTTCGCTTCCTCGGCGCCCGATTCGTCGCTTGGCTGACTTTTGGGTGATCGAACCAGTCAGACCGCGTTAGATAATAGAAACTATACGCCCCCGGCCTGGGCGAAAGGGAGGGGCGGGGCCGGCCAGGTGGTCGCCCAAACGTCACGCATTCCTTGCTCTCGCACGCGCGCACGTAGATTCGAGTCCAGATCTGCGCCGAACCTAGAGACGATCGGTAGGTTTCGCGTCAGTCGCAACAAGGTGTCGCAAGAAGGGAAATTTATGTGAGAGGGCAAAGTGGCAAACTGCCGATTGACAAGCACTTACGAAGACGAGCGCGCCACAACATCAACCAACACTCAAAAGTTAAAATAGCGATTTACGCAGCCTTGATGCGATGTGGTTGGCTATCGATCTGCAGGCCTCGAAATGCGGTGCGATTGCACGCATGCGCGATGGGTTGGCGCTGTTGTGCTAGTCTTCCTGCCTTCTCCCATTCTCCCCTGCTTATCGCGTCACACTCGTGACATACTGCCGCTTACCCGTGACGCCACCCCGCAAGAGGTATGACGACGTCGTGTCGATGCGCTTATTGCCGCGGGGCCTGAATAGCCGCTCGAATCTCCTCTACCTCAATCACCTCGTCGGCCTTCTTCACGCGCACCCAATTCGGGTTCTGCGGGTGCCGCTCAAGGATGCCGCGCAGTTCGGCGTATTCAACAATCTCGGATAAAGCCGATTTCGTCTCCTCGTCGTACGCCACGTCTCGCCACCCATCCTCGACCAGTTGCTTGTCCGGCACATTGCAGCCGATCGACTCGATGTCGCTGAAAGCCCTTTCGTCGGCGAGTTTGATTGCGAGAGCGATGGTCTTGGGCGTGAGAGGATTCATGCCGCGACTCAATCCTGCCTCCCTGCCGTGTTCAAGCGTCCGAATGGTCGCCAGCGATGCTCCGACGCGACCACGGGCGCTTTAGAGCGATTGCGGGCCTGTTTAGCGGGTCCTCGCCAAGTCCGCGAACTGGAAGTGCTCGCCAACGTAAGCCACTTGGAGTTCTACACCGCTTCGACCGTTGCGTTGAACGAGCCGCAGCTTGCGGACACCGGGATCGTCCGCGAACTCGATGAAGACCACGGTGGTTGCATCCATGCCGAGTGACCGCGATTCCCGAAGTTTGCCGTCGTCGTTCACCTGTGAAAGCAGGACAATGCAAATCTGCTGCTGCATGGACAGCTTGCGCAGGGTTCGGCTGATGATGGCCACCTCGCGCTCCCGGCTCTCGCCGCTGTGACCAACACCCAGGAGTTGCGCGTAGTCCACGAAGATCGCGAACAGGTCCGGGAATGCGGCTTTCATCTGCCGGGCGGTGCCGATCAGTTCCGCGAGGTCGAAGATGTCGTCCCGAAACATGATTGGCGCCGGCGCGAGCTTGGCTGCGGCTTGGGTTAGGTTCGGGAAATCTCGCTCGTTAAGGGTGCCGTCACGGGCCGCAGAGGCTGAGATGCGGCCGACCTGGCAGATCAATCGCTCCACGTTCTCCACGCTCGGCATTTCGAGCCCGAAGAAGGCGCAACGTTTGTTGTGGGAGACGGCCAAGGAAGCGAGCAGCGTGGCCGCCAGCGAGCTTTTGCCGCCCTTGGCTGGCCCGGCGATCACCCATTGCGAGCCTTGGCGCAGACCGCCGGTCTCCCGATCGAGCGAGGGAATGCCCGTGGAGACTCCCGCCTCGTCCTGGTCATACCGCTTTTGCAGCCGGCCAATCGCTTCCTGCACGAGCGCCTTCATGGTCGGGGTTTTCTTTCGCGCGCGGTCCTGGCCGATCTCCTCAATGCCCGCCATCACGTCCGAGAGCGTTTTCGACACGTCGCAGCCGGGTCCCTGGATCTCGGCGAGCTTATCCCGCAGGAGCGCCGTGGCGCGCCGTTGGGCCGCCTTGTCCTTCACGGCCCGAACGTGCTCGTTCAGCGTGGCCGGCATGCTCGATTGCCCGAACAGCGTGGCGAGACGCCCTGCGCCCCCGGCGTCCTCGAGCTTCTGCTTATCCCGCAGCCGCCCGATGACGGAGGGTAGGTCGAAGTCCTGCCCTTCGCTGAACAGGCCCAGGATTTCCCGGTAAACGACGGCGTTGGGCGCGCTCAGGTGATCCGGGCGAATCTCGGAGCAAACGTAGGGTGTCGATTGCGCTGGAAAGGCCAGCAGGCTGGAAATGATCGCGTCTTCGTTTTCGGTCATAGGAATGGGACTCCGGCGGTTCCTGGGATGCGCGGTGCGGAGTCGATCGGGATCATTTCATCCTCCCACCGCCGGGCATTCAGCCAAGAAGCAGGGAGCGGGATGTATTGACCTCCATCCTTCAGCCAGTCCGGCGACTTTCTCTGCAAAGCGATGGCGTTGAGGATGACTGTGATGTCCACGCCTACTTTCTTCCACGCCTTCTCAGCATCAGCCTTGGCCCGCTTCTTCGGATAGGCTTGCCAGAAGATATCGAACTCCAAGGCCGACCTCCCCCGCCGACGAGTGTCGGGATCGTTGTCGGGATCGTTGTCGGTATCGGTATCGGAGTCGGGAGCATCTGTATGCGGCTGCGTACAGATGTTTGCAGATGTTTGCGTCTGTAAACAAGTGCTCGCAGGCGGCGGGTCAGGGCATTTGCTTGTAATCGCTCTACCTTGTTCCCATTTAGCCATTTGCAGGTATGCCTTGCCGTCAACGACGTAGAGACGAAGGAGCCCGGCTTGCTCGCAGTCATGCAGCAAACGTGACACATCGGCCTCTCGGACCTGTTCTAGCTTTAATGGGAATAGTTTTGCGCGAAGGATCTTGGGGTGTGCTTCAATACGCCCAAAGTCGTCTACTTTTACGAGCAAGCGCGTCCAGAATGCCTCACCAATCCAACTCAGGGAATTGACGCGCTCGCTCTCAATGTAAGATTCTCGAAGGTATCGGTTGGGCATATTATTTCCAGGGGATGCCCGCGGCTTTCGCTAGGGCCTTGTGTTTTGCTTCAGCTTTGCGCCGAGCCTCACGCCATGCCTCTTCAGACGGCCAGCCGTGCGCCTTCCATGCCGGCACTGGCTCTTTTGGTTTGGGCTTTCGATCGCTCATAATCCTCTCACTCCTCTCTCCCCACCCGTTCGAACGCGCGGAGGGCTGCGCGCGCTTTGGCCCATTGCGCCGGTGCTCGGCTGGCGAGGTAGGGCAATGCGGCCTCCAGCGCCTCGTGCATTTGGCCCAGCAGGCGCTCCAGCTCCTCAGTACGCTCCTTGAGCCGTGTGAGGTAAACCAGTTGGTCAGCGGCCTCCTGCTGCGCGTGCTCGGCCCATTTGGAGGCAGGGAGTTGGTTATCGGCGACCGTGACGCCATACTTGGCGATGCCGAGCTGTTGGCGCTGGGCAATCAGTCGGCAGGCTTCCGCCTCGGTTCCGGTGGGCAGCGGGTCAGTCATGGCGAAGGGTGATGGTCTGGCCGAGGTTCGCGGCCTTGAGGGTTTCAGCGTTCTCGATTCCGTAAGCGACGAGGCAGATAGGTGCGCCCGAGTTGAACGGCGCCCTTGTTCCGTCCACGTAGTGAAAATGCGGCCTGCCCTTCACGAAACACACCGCGGTCGCCTTCGGCCAAACATGCTCGAAAAACATGCGGGTTTCGGTCCGGGCTGGAATCAGCGCGATGCCGTTCCCGTGTTCAGCTAGCTTTGCCAACCACTTTGCGGCCTCGCTGCCGAACGGCGGGTTGCACCAGACACGCCCGGTCCATTCTTTACTCAAGCCGTCTTCAGCGATCGTAAAGTGATGCAGCGCCGTCGGCCATGGGCGCTTGATTGGCGCGCAGGGGTCCAGAACGAAGTCCCCCAGCGGCTTCAGGATCTCCGGCGGAGTCAGCCACTCGTCATTCTTCATCCGGGCTGATTGATGGCCCGAAAGGCTCTTTCTCGCCTCACTCATTCGCCGGGCCTCCCGATGGCTGAGATTGCGGCTTGGATGAACTCCGCGGCGACTTGCGGAACGATTGCATTGCCGTAGCCCCGCAGGAGTCCCACGCGGCCGGGTATCCCATGAGCCAGCGGGAATGAGCCGGGTTCAACGCGCCGCGCTTTTCCGTCGGTACAGTGGACGAGCTCGCAGGCACTCCAATGACCATGACCGCCTGCTGTGAGAGCGGGACGCCCGTGTCGGTTGGTCGCGGCGGCTTGTCGCCCCTGCTGTGGTCCTGTGCTGTTGGCGACACCCATCCCGCAAGTTTCATTGTCTTCCGGCTCGAGTCCGTGTTCCCGGCCGGATTGTAATCCTCCGTTCCCGCATTGCCCGCCATCGGTGTTGGCCACCCCGCCAATGCCGCATCCGCTGGCAACGCTCCTCCCGCTTGGTTCGGCCCACCGTTGCTGCCGTCCGTTGCTCTCGGCGTGTTCCAGCCGCACAACGTCGCTGCATCTTGGAGATTCACCGAGTGCCCGCCCGCCTTGCGCTTCGCTGGATCTTGCGGTCCTCCCCGGGTGTTCGTGTCCGGTGTCGGCCAACCCACTAATTGCGCTGCAATCTGCAAAGGCATCCCCGCTCCGTTCCCGTTCCCATGCTTCGCCTTCAGCTCCGTCGCTCGCTCCTGCCAAGACTCGAGCGATTCGCCCAAGTTCATGGCATTCGCGTCCGGAGTAGGCCAGCCAGTAGAGCCGTTGTCGGATGTGCGGAGCGCCGAGGCCCGCAGCGCAGAGATCGGCTGCTGCCCTTCGATAGCCCATTCCTTCCAGGTCAGCGAATACTCCGGCGAGCCATAGGCGGCCATCCTTGCTCGCAACCTGCTCGCCAAACAAGATTGCAGGTCGTCGGGCGTCGATGAGTCGCGCGAAGCTCGGCCAAAGGTGCCTTTCGTCCCGCATCCCTTGGCCTTTCCCCGCCGCGCTAAACGGCTGACAGGGACAGGAACCAGTCCAAACCGGAACGCTGTCTGGCACGCCGGCGAGTCGGAGGGCGTAGCTCCAGCCGCCGATCCCGGCGAAGAAATGGCATTGAGTGAATCCATGAAGGTCAGTCGGTGAGATGTCGGTAATCGATCGCTCGTCCACGACGCCGGGAGCGATCAGCCCGGCCTTGATGAGTTCCCTGAGCCAGGCGGCCGCTTTCGGGTCGTTCTCGTTGTAGAAAGCGACCAGCTCGCTCATTTACTCCCTTCCATGCGGGCTAGGAGCCAGCGCATCAGCTTCAGGAGGGACCGCTTCCATTTCGGAATGGCCAACTCAGCTTTCGCGGCTTCATTTTGCTCTTCGTTATAGACGCCGGCCTTTCCGTCCGGGTCGATATATCGGTCTCCGTCTTTCATAAGTGTTATCCAGCGAGCTCGCTCATCTCTTCTCCTCCGCGCGCGTGAGATAAATCTCGGCTAATGGTTTGAGGAATTGGATGTCACCTAGGCGCGTCAGATCGACATTTGCAGGAATGGCGATCCTTAATGATTCTTTCTGGATCGCCTCAACCGCAGACGCATATTTGCCATCCGCCCATCCTTGCTGCGCTGGAGTGATCGCGAGGTTGATGGCCGCCGCCTCAGGCAACGTGAGATTGAACTGCTTCTTGATGTCCAAGGCGCGCATGTAATCCCCTCCAGGGGCCGCACACTTTTGTTCCCCGCTCATCCCGCCGCCTCCTCTTGCGTTTCAGTGCCCGCGCCGGGTTCGCTCTCATCGGTCGGTAAGTGAGCGTCGATTAGGTCGCGGATTTCATCGTTCGCCACATGGTCTCGCGCCTCCCGCATGATGCACTCCATGCCGCTTTGCATCTGTTGAGAGTTACGGAGAGCGCGGCGAAGTGACTTCACAAGTTCGGCGCACTCGGTCGCCGCCTGATGCCAAAACAGAATGGCAGCCTTCATATCATCTTTATAGACCGTGTTGGTCGTGCCTCGCTGGCACCTGCCAACGATTCGCAATGCTTCGTCCTCGCTCATGCCCTTCCCTCCGGCTGGTTGGCGCTCTCGGCGACGGTGCGTTTCGCGACCGCGCTAGGAGATGTGCTCTTCCAAAACGCCAAGACTTCACCGCGGAAGCCGTGCGCCACATGATACCCCCTGTGTCCATGTGGGCGCGTGCAAAAGAAGCCGTTTCTATGTCGGCACTCATTAGCGATGCTTCGGGCTTGATCGACCATCTCGCGAATTGTTGGCTGCGTGCTCATTCGTTTGGCTCAATGGCTGCCGCCTGACATTCGCGACAGAGGGTTTCAGTGTCGTTGTGGGTGAGTTCGCTAATCGCGAACTGCTTGCCGCATCCCGAGCAGTCGCCTTCCTCTTTGGCGCTCTCGGCGGATGCGGAGAGGGCGGCTACCCTGTCGATTGCAACCCGGAACTGTTTCCTCCACTCTTTCACCCATCCCGCTTCGTCGTTAGGGTCCGCATCCTTAACGGCTTCAAGAGTGAGTGCGTCGATGTCTACGTCTCCCAACCCCTCAAAGATGCGCTCATCAGCCATCCAGTCGAGCCGCTTCCCATCCGCCTCCAACTCCTTCACCCGCTCACGCTCGGAGGAGAGTTCGGCGCGGAGGGTGTCTATTTGTTCCAGTGCTTCGGCATGATTGTCCTGCCACGCTTTCGATGATGTCGCCCACCGCTCCACTTCCGCCCGTAGTTCCTCGACGATGGTGGCGGATGGGGTGGAGAGGGCTTGGTCAGCGGCCTTCAGCACGTCGTCGTAGCCACACGAGCATGCTTTCGGATGGAGGTTGAACCGTTCGCATCCATCTTTGTGGCGAGACTGATAGATGAACTTTCGTGCAACCGTTAGCGCCGCCCGCATCACCGCCTCCCGGCTCAGCGCCTCGTCTCGTTCCTGAATCAGTGCCTTTACGCGGGCAGCGGCCTCCGTAGTGCTCTCGCTGCCGGGAACGCCAAGGGCGTCTGTTATCGAAAGCGCCTCTTTAATCGCTCCACTGGCTTTAGAGAGTGCCGCCCTCGCCTCGTCGCGCTCTCGCGTGACGGTGGAGAGTTGGGCTTCGCTGTCTCGATTCGCGATATTCAGCCGCTCAATCTCGCGGTCAGCGCGAGTGAGACATTCGTTCGCCTCCTCCAGCCGCTTCGCGAGGTCGTTGCGCGAGCGTTCGAGTTGGCGGGCAAAGGTGGCGCTTACTTTCTGGAGATGAGGAAGCGTGTGATGCTGTGCAGTTCTCCCAATTTCGGTATCGGTCTCCGGCGTGTCGCTTGTGCTCATGGCGGGCGAAACACCCATTGCGGCCAGTTCGTCGTTACTGTGCGGGTTGAAGGTGCTCATAGTCGTTCGTTCCTCGGTTTACTTGCTCTCGGTGGGCACGGCTTCCGGCTCATGCGTCCACTCCAGCCCGATTTTGCGGGCACAGCCGTTTCCTATCTCATGAGACAACATGTCGCCGGAATCGGGCACGTATTTAGCCTCGTCGTCGGGATGCGGGATTTGCCCGCCACCTGCTATGATGTGGATGCGGCGCTTTGGCGGCCCAGTCAGGTCTTTCTGGCAGAGCACGCAGGCCCGGTCGGTTTTCGAGCGGCGGCGTGATTCGTAGTCGCAAGGAATGGTGCGCAGTTTCATGGCTTGCTCTCGGTGGGTGGCGGGGGAAGGGGTTGGTAGTATTCACCGCTCAGAATCCTCCCAATCGATCGCTTGCTGATTCCGTGCACGCGGCCAAGCGCCTCCCAAGAGACTCCGCCCTGCGCGTATTCACTCCGAATCGCCGCCACAGCAGAATCGCTCAGTTTCGCCGAGGGAGACCTTTTTCCCTTCCAGGGAGACGCCATCCGGCCAAGGGATGCTGCATACCGAATATTCTCTCCCTGGGTGCACCATTCCAAATTGGAAACGGTGTTGTTCGCCGGGTTGCAATCGAGATGGTTAACACAGGTCTTACCATCGCTGCGCGGAATGAATGCCTCCGCAACCACGCGATGAACGCGGACAATCCTCCTCGGGCCGGACAGCCTCGCCAGAACGTATCCCTGATCATTCCTATACAACCCGATCGACTGCCCGGTTTTCTTGCGAAGTCGGCCGGCGTCCGACACTTCATACCTGCCCTCGTATCCGGCCACGGGTTTCCAGGTTTCTGAGATGTTATCGATCATGACTTCTGGCCTCCCTTCGGACTCGCCTCCCGCGGTGTGGTGGCGCGGCGGTTCCAGATTTCCCGCAATTGATCCTTCACCCCCTCCATCGCAGGAAACATCAGCAACGTGGAGCAGCCACATTGCGCAGACTCACACGCGATATACTGGCCGCCGAAGTTCTCTCCATCCGGCACCTCTCCGAACGCCGCAGGACCGCCGCATAGCGGGCACGGCTTCAGCGCCTCCCGCGCTGGGGTGGAGCGGCGGTTCTGACGATGCGGACAGTCCACCGCATGCGCCCACGGCCTGCCGTCATCGGGATAACGTAGCCCTTGGTCGTAGCACCACTGGCAGAAGTAATCCTCCGGCTTCAGCGCCTCACCGTCTGGCGTCTGCCCAACGGGAGAAGGCTCCAATGCCTTGCGCTGCTCAAGCGTGTATCCGCTCACTCGTTTGGTGGCGGCTTCAATCGACCGCTTCGCGCTTTCCGGCAGTTCGTTGATTTGCTCCTTGGCCTTCTCGCTGTTCCGGTCGAGCGCAGCCATCATCGCTGCACTGATGCTCGTTCCGGGCACGAGTCCTACGCTGACATCACGGAGCACCTTCGCCGTGTCGGGATTCTCGCCCTCGGTCTGGGCGGGTTCGCGGGTGGCGTCTGGTTTGTGAACCTCGCAGAAGTTGAAGGTTGCAACGTTCACCACTGCTGGGCGGGAGCAGTGCAGGGAGCCATCGCAACGAACTGATGGCTTGCGGCATTCGTCGCAAAGCAGGTCGGGGCCCGTGCGTTTGTTCTTCACGCAGTTGATGCAATTCGTGCTCATAGTCTCTTGCCTTCTGGCGGTGTTGGGTCGGTGGTCATAGGTCAGTTCGGCCAGTATTTAAGGAAGATAGCCCAAGCCTTGAGTGCGCCTTTAGCTGTTGCCTCGGGTCTGCGCTTTGGTTTCTGTTTGCGGGGTTTCTTGGTCATGGCTATTTCTTCAGCGTTAGGTAAAGCGCCTCGGCGCGCTGGCGGGCGCTGGCGGAAACGAACTTGCGACGGTCCGCACTAGATGAGTTGTCGTAGTCGAAGATGCCGCAATGCAGGCCGGTCACTCCGGCCCATAGGCGCACCCGGAACAGCTTGTGCTGAACCTCGTCCAGCGTTGCTTCGACCGAAGCGCAGGCGTTCAGGCAGCCGGTGTAGTTGGGTGGCGCTTGCGTTCTGCTTCCAGGCCCAACCGGAACCCCCGGAGGATGCATGCCGAGTTCGGGGCGCTCATTGAGCCCATAGCTCTGATGCTCGAAGGTTTTTCCGCCCTGGCGATATGTCTTTGGATACCGTGTGCGGTTCCAGCCCAACGCTTCCGCCAGCATCACATTCAGCCTCTCGTCCGGCACGTCTTTTAGGTCGGTGGTCATGGGGTTAGCCTTTCCTCCGACGCTCCATACGCTCTTGTTTCATTTCCAGGCGCTCGCTTTTACGCTCCCACATTTTGCCGCGACGGATGTGATGCGCCCGCTCCGGCAAATCTTGCCAGCATCCATGCCGGTTGTTGATCGCAATACCTCGGTAGCACTGCTCAATTTTCTGTTCGATTGTCATAGGCTTAGCCTTTGGTGAGGGCGCGGGATTTCGCGGCGTCGATGGCTTCTCGCGGAGTTCTGCCATATCCCAATTGGCGCTCGTAAGGTTTCGCCATGTGATACTCGACGACCTGCCAAACAATCTCGGTGTCATCCCCTCCGGTTGGCTCATCTACTGGAATGAGACCCCAGCAGTTTGCCTCAAGGGCCTTCAGCCGTTCCTTATCCTTCCGCAGTTCCGCGTTCTCCGTCGCCAGCCGCTCCTTCTCCTTCGTCTCGGCTTCTAGCGCATTGATAAGGAACTTAGTTGAAAGGGCCAGTTCAGTTTTTGCTAACTCGTAGACATCACTGCCGATCGGCGTGGAACAGGCGTCCTTGTAAGCGGCGCGCACCTTCGCAATCAGCTTTTCGTTGGCGGATTGGGTCGGGGTCGCGGGGGCTGGATCAGCGTTTGCAAATCCGTCGATGTCGCCCACGTAAGCGCCATGAGGGTTGAGAATCTGAGCGAGGTCGGTCAGCCTGCGGGACGCGCTCTCGATGTTTTCAGCAACCAGTTCGATTTTGAAGCGCAAGGGAGCGCCGTTCGGCTCGGGGTCGGGGTGCATGGCTAGTCCCTCCCGGTTTGCGGCCACCATTCCTTGAGCCATTTCCGAACCGCGTTGATGCTCGGCAGAATCTCGTCCGAGTAGGTGACGCAGTAGCGTGAAAACTGCGCCCTGATATTCCCGGCACGGTCGCGATAGACGTTAAGAGCGCCGCTGTCCCCAGCAGTGGATGCGCCGACTGTTTTTTCCGGTTCCTTGAGACATTGGATGACTTCGGCGGGGGAGCTTACTGCCGTGAGTTTGGTTTTTCCCTTCCTTCCCGGAAGGTCCGTCATAGTCCATTTGTGGTGTTTAGTGAGCATACTTTGACGCAGGTTCAGTGGTTGCTTTGGAAAAGATTCGTCTCCTTCGTTGCTCGGGGATCAGGCGGGGCGGGCGGGTTCCTCGATGTCGTCCACTTGCGAGAGGAACGATTCGAGCATGTCGGCGACTTCGGTGGGGGTGGCGTTCGGGTCGCAAACAGGCAGCTTCAATCTCCGAATGAAGTGCGCGCCAGCGGTAAACAAGTCCTCCGATACATACTCATTTAGCCCGAATATGATCGCGCCAGCCTTCACATACGAAGTGAGCCCATCCACCTCTACTCTGATGCCCTCGTCGCACCTTTTGTATTTTGCAAACTCGGGAAAGATGTGCGGGGTATGGCCAATCACGCATCCAACTGATCCACACTCGTCCTTCGCGATGGTGTTGTAATCAAACCGCTCCGGCGGCAACTCCCGCAGATACGCAATCATCCGCTGCATCCGCTCGCGGCCTAGTTTGGTGATTAGTTTCGGTTTCATGGGATTTAGCGGGCGCGAAGCATTGCATCGGCAGCCTTGTATGCCTCCCGAGCAAGTGTCTGGTAGTCCCTGTAACCGCCCAACATGTGCTCAGGGTCACGGGAGATGCTTGCCTGCATCGCTTTCGCGGCGAAGTAGTCGCGGAGGGTCATGCCCTGCGTGCGGACGGTCAGCGTTCCCATGTCGTCAATGGTCTGCGGAAAGGCCGGTGGATTTTCGGGTTTCTCGTTCATCGGTGTTCGGGTTCGGGTTCGTCTTCGGTCAATGATTTCAGGTATTCGGCTCGCTCCTCAGCCTCCGCTTCAGCCGCTGCCTGCTCCTCAAGCCATTCGCGGTAGCATTCGTAGTCTCGAACGCTGGCGCTCACGGCCTCCGCAGCCAGGAGACCAAGCCAGCCACTGCGATCAATGCCGCGCAGAACGCGACCGGCAGCAGCACGCGGTAAAGGCGGCGATGGCTCCAGGCGTAGGATTGGGGTCTGTGAGGGTTCATGGTTGGATTCGGGCGTATTCGAGGAGCAGGAGCGCATCCGCGTTCTTCAAAGTGACAGTCAGGCCGGGGAACCGGCGTTGCGCCTCGGCCTTCAGCTTGTTTTTCCAGTCGCGGACGATTGCGCCGTTCTTCGCCTTGATGGCGCGGATCTCGTCAGCGTGTTCGACTCGCCATGCCTTCTTTGCGGCTTTGTCTAAGCCCCGCGGCGGAGAAGGGACCTTTTGCTTGCCAGTTCCGCCAAGGCTAAGCGCCTTCTGCCAATCTTTCGGCGAAACCTCGATGAGCCGAACGCCTAGCGTTTCTAGGATGCAGCCGACCCGCTCGACGTTCTTCCCAAACTCAAACATCTGCGCCGCGCCACCGTCCGGAATCCAGCCGTTGATTTTCTCGATGTAGGCGACCGCTCCAGGTTCGGCGATTTGGCGAAGTAGCGCGATGGCATCCCCGCGGGTCTCCGGCATGTTCTCCACGGCGGGCGTTCCGCCTTGCGGGAGCCATGCGATTGCCCCGGAGGCTCCGGGGTCTACAGCGATGAGAGTCTTCACTTAACCTCCCTCGGCTTCAGCATTAGCGCCAGTGAAAGCTGATTCGGGTCGTGCCTCAGTGCGCGCGCCGGTCGTAAGTCAGGCACTTCACTCGGGGGAATCTGACGGCGGTTCAGGTCGTCTGCGTATTCCTGAATCGACTTCTCGGCAGTCGGTCCGGTCAGCTCGTGGTATGACTTACCGATAACCCGCGGCCCATTGTAGCGAGTATCTCCAGGCTTCGGGAAAAACCAGTGCCCCCACACGAGCTGGCAGTGGATCGTATTATCCATGCGGTCTGTCCGCTTGTTGAAGACCGACGAAACCTCCTTCCGGCAGAGCCAGGAGTCCTGAGTTGTGGTGATTTGTTCGCTCATAATAAGCTCGGTTGCGAGTGTGAGTTTCTGAGGATGGTTTGCATTAGGCGGCTAGCTTTTGGGGTTTTATCCGCTCCAGCGCGGCGTCGAAATCGCGGTAGAACCTCGCGAGGCATTGCCCGATCTTATCCATCCACTGCTCGTCTCGCTTGATGACGAGGTGGAACGGCGGCAGCTTCCGGCAGTAGGACAAGAAGTGCCACTCCGCGCGGCCGGTGACGTAGAGGCTCCCGTAGACCTGGCACCAATACTCGTTCGGCAAGGTGCCGTTCAGGAGATACTTGATATGGGTCTCCGGATTCGGGCACTTGATTTCCAGCCCGGAGTCTTCGCCTATCAGCGCGTCTGGAGAGCATCCACAGCGGCCATCGTCGCCGACCACGAAGCCGACTCGATACGTCTCAAGGTCGAACTCCATCTCAAAGAACGGGATTGCCTCCTCCTCCATGACGATACCCTGTTCCGTGGCGCGGCTCGTGAATCCCGGGAGCGGGCCCCAAGTCACTTCGGCGAGCTTCTTCGCAAGGTACGTCTTTGGCATCTCGCCGGTACGCGGTTCGAAACTGTTCGTCATGAAGTCGGCGAACCCGCTCGCGGTGGGACGGCCAAGGTGCAGCCGCATCCACTCACTTGAGCCCTGCTCGGCTTCTTGCTCGGAGTAGACCTTAGGCACGGGCCTTAGCCTCCCGCTCCTTCAGCTTTGCGTCGGCTCGCTCCCAATCGCTGGCGCGGATGCTTTCGAAGCCGGATGCGCCGAGCCAGCGGCAGAACTTCGCCATGTCGGTGCTGGTTTCCTCGCACCGAAGCCGCAAGTCGGCAGCCTGCTCCTTCGTAATGGTGTCGCCGCTGTCGGCATCGCGACCATCTGAGTCCTGCTCGACGACGATGTTTAGCGCTGCGCACAGGGCAAACCGCTTGGCATAGGTGGTCGCCGCTCCGTCGCCTTGAGCCTCACTGGATCCTGGCGGGCCTTTGCCGATGCGGGCGCCCTGCTTATTTGACCGAGAGTGTCCGCTGCGGTGGATCAGCGTGCAGGTAACCTCGACACGGGGTTCCTTGATTTCCGTGTCGAAGGTCACAGCGAAGCCATGCCGTGCGAGGAAAGGCTGCACCTGCCGCATGATCTCTTCGTAGGGAGCATATCTATAGCGCACCTCGTCTTGCCGACTACCCGGCACGATCTTTTTAGCCTCAATCTTTGGCATTTCAGCCTGGAGATCGGCGAAGGCATCTGCGAACAAGCGCTCCGCCTCGCGTTTGTCCTCGCGCTCCTTCAGCGCAACAATGCGCTCTAGAACATCTACGTTCTGCCCAGTGATGCCGCCCTGCACAACGGCGGCGAGAAGCTGTCCGGTGCTGGGCGTGACCTGCTGTTGCGGTTCAATGACCGCGAGTGGTTGAGTGGTGTTCATAGGTTAAAATGGTTCGTCCCGAACGACTGCGTCCAAGTCGGGGTCAGCCTGCGGTCTGGGCGGTGCTTTCGGTTGCGGCTTCGGCTGCTGAGCTGCCGGCGGCCGGTCGTCCTTCCCGCCGAGAAGCTGCATCTGGTCGGCGACAACCTTCATCTTCGACCGCTTCGTGCCGCTCTGTTTATCGTCCCACGTTTCGAGCTTCAGGCGTCCCTCAATGAAAACCGGCTTACCTTTCTTCACGTATTCGCCGATGATTTCGGCGAGTCGGCCCCATGCCTCGATGTCCACGAAGGTGACCTCTTCACGCTTCTCGCCAGCCTCCGTCTTGTAGCTGTGATTGATGGCGAGACCGAACTGGCAGACGGCCTTTCCGCTCGGGATGAACTTAACCTCTGGCTCCCTGGTGCAATTACCAATGAGCATTACTTTATTTAGATTTGGCATGTTAAAAGTGCTGACTCGAACGTGTTAAGCCGCGAACGCCATTGGCGGAACGTTGGCTTTGGCGACAGCGGTTGGCGGCTCAACGCCAGTAATCCGGATGTTCACGCCATCGACGACCTTGCTCCAGTGGACCCGGCCACCGGCTTCCTCAGAGGTCCACGAGTCGCGTCCGAAAATGGTCCCGGCTTCGCGGATGATTTCTCGGCGGCGACTGAACGGAATGTCCGCCACGATGACGAAGGTCAGCGATTCCGGGTAGAAGAGCCCGAGAGACTCGGGCACCTGATGGGACCATTTGCGCGCCCAGGCGTCCGCGATTTCAAATCGAGTGCGGAGTGCTTCCAGTGGTTGAAGAATTCGGAGGTTCATAGGTTTGGTGTTTTATTTCTTCACAGGGCTCACCGCCGGGTCCGTGGCCCTCCCCGGTCGGTGGTTCCCCATCTCGTCTGCTACATGAAGGAGGTGCGAGCGGAGCGGCTATCTCGGGTCGTTGCGGCTTTGGAGACTGCGACCCTATCCGTAGTTGCCGGAACCGATACTTTGTTGGGCGTCGCGCTTGGAAAGCGGTTAGCCTTGGTCAGAACGCCGCGCATCTGCGCTGCTGGTCCGCTCGCGTTTAAAAAGGTGACAGCGGGCCGGACGCTAACCCGGCTATTTGAGACCTTCAGCAGTGGGCGCAGTCTCTTCGTGCCTTGGCTATACGCCGCAGTGTGCCGGACCAAATCGCTCGCACCAACAGGGGCTAAGTCTTTCAGCCAATCCCCATGCGCACGATCCAGATACCCGGTAGTAACCCCGGAGTTCCCACACTTCCGAGCGTGGCAGCTTTCCACGCATCCGCTGTCATTGGCGTCAACGGCAGGACTCGAACCCGCATCTTTCCGAGGTAGAATCTCGGTGCTCTCTCCGGTTGAGCTACGCTGACAAATAGTAGCCACGCGCTCAGCCCCAACACGGAGCCGACCGCCGCCCTGTTTTGCGATCCGATCGGTCAAGATCAGACAGGGCAACTCCTCGGTAGGGAGCGGGAAAATTGTGGTTTTCATGGCTAGTCTCCGTATCGCTCTTCGTATTCCTCGTTCGTGATGAGCGTTGCGACGCCGGGAGCGAGGTTGATGTCTGGGAAGCCTGTCTTCTGAAGTTTGCGCGCCATCTCAGCGTATTCTTCGAGTGAGCCCATCGGGTCTCTGGTAATTCCGCCCAGCTTGAAGCGGATGCCTGCGAGGTCGCTGGGGTCTTCACAGAAGCCCGGGGCCTCCAATATGATAGTCACGCTTTTCTCGTCGTAATCGACGAGGCAGCCGAGGAGGGAATGCTTGCCAGTCAGCGGAGTAGTTATCTTCTCGCTCACTTCGCACCTCCGTTCAGCGGCTTCCAGCGGAAGGCCCGCTCGTGCTTCTCATTCAGGTAGTATTCGGCGTGGCCGGTTTCGACGGCGCAGCGTTCAGACTCATGGCGAGCCTGTCGCTTTCCTGATTCGCAACTAATGTCGCCAACTATTAGGCACGCGCCAACAAGCACGCAAAGACTGGCGAAGAAGCCGCTCATCGCGCATCCTCCGTGACGGTGCAGGGGTGCCAGGTGACTCGGTCGGTGGAGTATCTTACCGTGTCGATCTGGCTCCAAAGCCAAGTAGCGATCATGTCTAATCCGGCGTATTGAATGCCGCGGCTATCAAAACCAATCACCATTACGTCGCCTCCAGGGAGCCTTAGCCAGCAAACCGGCCCCGGCACATCCTCCGGCTTGCTCCACGCCCGCGTCACCGGCTTCGGCGCGATTCGGTAGTCGAAGCCGAGGGCCCAGTCCGGCGCTGAGGTCAGATGCCATGGGTCGCCAGTATCGCCAGTATCGCCGTGAATGCGATATTCAACATCGGCTCCATTGGCATACGCCTCGATAATCGGCAGCAGTTCTTTCGCTCGGGTTCGGGTCATGTTAGCGGGTGGGTTGGGCGGCTTGGGTGCTGACTCGCTGCTTCGCGGCGTCCAGATCGACGCCCCAGAACAGGCTCACAAACTCCCGAGCGTCGTTTTCGGTGAGTCGCAGCCCGCGTATCCCCCGCCGACGAATCGGGACAACCAGCGGTTGCTTGCGCCCGGGCAGGAAGTTCGGTTTCTCCGCCTCATTGATCGCGGCGTAGATGACCGACGGTGTCTTGCCGGTGATGTCCACAAGTTGCGGAACGCTGTAGAAGCTCATGGGGTTATCGGGTGGATTTCTGTTTCCTCGGCACAGCGGCGCGGCGACCGAGGTGTTTGCGGATCGCGCGGCGGTAGATGTCAGACACCGAAAGCCCCTCCTCTTGTGCCTCCTCCTCTAGGGCCTTCAGCCATGCGTCCGGAATCCGGAACCGCGCTTCAGCGTCGTATTGCATGTCACACGATGTATTACAACGTAAGACGGCGTGCAACACCTTTTTGTTACTTCGGTGAAATTTGTAATTCCAAACCTAGAAAATGTGTCACAACGTGAGACACGTGAAGAATCAAAAGAAACCCGAAGCGAAGAGGGTGACAATCAACGCGCGAATCCCGAAGGATCTCTATGACGAGTTCCTTGCGTGCGCGATGGATGAGGAGGAGCGCGACAACGATTCGCTCTTGCTGAGGAGGGCGCTCCGAGTGTTCATCGACAGTCGAGACCCGAAGAAAGTGCGCGCTGCTGAACTCAAGAAACGGAACGAGGAAGCGATTTGAGCGTCAGGCGCGTTCTGCGCGCCTTGGCGAATTGGATCATGACACGGATCGCAAGCACGTCCGGCTTGCACCCAAAGCGATCCGCCAGCTTGAGAAGCTCCCGCGGAATGCGGACAGATTTTGTTTTCATACCTGGAGGCAATTTCGCAGCTTCAGCCCCGCTTGAGAACTGTACGCAGTGTCACACTGGGTGTGTCGGTGTACACCTCGCTTGTGAATAACTTTCCCGCAGACCATAACTCCGCATGGCCAAACGTGTCGCAATCACCCTCTCCGACGATCTTTTCGAGGTCATGGAGATCCTCCGCAAGCGCCGAAAATACCGGACGCCGAGCGAATACATCCAGGGCCTGATCCGCTACGACGGCCAGTCCCAAAAGGAGCACCACCTCACGGCAGAATGGGCGGCGATAACCGGATACGAGCGGGATCGATTGGACGCCGGCATTTTGAATCTTGTCAAAACCGGCAAGGGGCGACTCGGCTCGTGGCTCGAAGCGCGAATCGAGGCGATCGTGAAGGAGCAACTTGCGGCCGGGAAGACGCCAACCAAAAAGGCGGTTGCTCAGGCTCTCGCGGAAGAAATCGCGAAAGACGCGGACTAGGGGTTTCCGGGCACGGGGAGACGCGGGGGAGGAGTGAGGTATTTTCATGCGGAACCCCAGGGTTCGCAGCAAGGAACACGCGCGCAGCACAGAAAGTTTTCGTTATCGCGCGCCTATTTCTACGTAGGTGAATACCCGCCCATTCATTTGCGTGAACGACTTCAGCCCCATTGTAAGCCCCACGTTTCCCATTGAATGCTGCATTCAACAGTGTTCCACAGCCATGCGTCAATAGACTCAAAATCTGGTGTCCCGAAAGGACGTGTGGGTTCGAGCCCCTCCGTCGGTATCATATCCTCCGGTGCGCCTCTTGTGAAATTGGCTTGAGGGTTGCGCGAGTGTCCGGAGCGAGTAATAAGTCCAGCATGGAATCGCCAGCCCCACGCCAGCCCCACGCTAGACAGAAGCGAACGGAGCCGTCGAAGGTCAGATTTCACGGACGAGACTACCCGCTCCTCTTCGAGCCTCAAGGCTGGCGGCTCCGGTCACGGGCCAAAACACACAGAGCCGATTACCGCACCGGCACATGCAGCCTGATGATCGCGAAGGAGCGCGCTCTGCAATGGCTCCAGGAACATGAAGGCGTTTCTGAGCCAAAGAAGGGTGGCGGGAACTTGGATGCGCTGACACAACTCTACCTCTCCGCCCCGAAAACCGCGGCAGATCGCGCCGCAAAGGTGAACGTCTATCGTCTTCGGACAATCTGCCGCAAGTCGCTCGGACGCGAGCTCGATGCTGTCACGGCGCGAGAAGTCGGGCCCGACCTTTGGGTCGCGTACCAGCGCGCCTGCATCACGGACCTCGGCGGCAAGCTCGATTACGCCACGCGGCGCCGGGAGAACATCACGATCAACTCTGCGATTCGCCTTGCGCGATCGATCTTCATTCCTCCGCTCATCCGCATCTACGAAAAGGCCGGCTTCAGCTTCCGGAGCGATTGCAACGAAACCGTGATGCGCCTACCGGAGCCAGAGATTACGCCGGCTAAGATTGATGACACGTCGATGCTTACGGCCTGGGCGAAGCTGCGCAAAGCGGATATCGCTCTTTGGCTGGTCGTCGGAATCGCTCGCTTCGCCGGCCTACGTCGGGACGAAATCAAAGCATGCCGGGCCGGCTGGCTTGAGGGCGGAGATATCGTCTTGCGCGATCGGCCGGAGGAGGGTTTCCAAACCAAGACGGGCAAAAGCTGGCGGGCACCAGTCATCAACCCTGAACTGCGCGCCTATCTCGAGGATTTTGCGGCGACCAATCCGCCAGACACGCCCGTCGTTCCGGATCCAAAAATGCAGATGCGCGCATGGTGGTTTGAACGGGTTCCACAGGATTGGTTGAAAAAGCACGGCATTATCGACCAGAAGCCGCTCCATCGACTCCGCAAGCTCTACGCCGACCACCAGCGCGAACTGATGCACGAATTGCTTGATCGCGAAGCGAAGGGCGTGAAGGCCGCGCAAGATGCCCTCGGGCACACAACTCCAGCGACCACAAAGCGCAGCTACCTTTCGCGCTGATGCCCTACGAACCCGAAAAGCAGAAGGCGTATCTGAAGGCCTACTACGAGCGCCGGAGGAGTGATCCAGCGTTCATCGCGGCGAGGACGGCAAACAAACAGGCGCAGCGGGCCACGCCAGAGGGTCAGGCGAGAGAAATCGAGATCGACCGCAAGCGCCGGGAAAGGAAGAAGCCGACGCACGCATTCCGCCGCTTCAACCTCGACGACGAGACCGACGCAGCCGCCTACCTCGCCTTTCTCCGGCTTCTCACCGCCGGCTCCGTGAAATACACCGAGCGAGTCCGGGGAACGAATGTTACAGTGACCGTTCTCAAGGTCGACATGGCCCGGCTGCAAAGAAAATCTTGACCCGGTTTGACGACGGTGTAGAAGAAAGACGTTCGCAACTGCTACTGCGTTCAACGATTTCGCTCAAAGAGAAGCCGCTGGATCGAAGGTAGCAGTTCGCCAGCGGCTTTTCGCTTTGGCAAGCGGGCGAGTTCTTTGAGTTCAGTTGCGGTCGAGGCAGCACTCGGTTCACGATACGGTGCGGGTGCAAGGTGTCCAAATGAGTATGATAAGCTCCTTGGGTGCTGCGTAAAACGTAGGCGTCGCCACACGCCAATTGCCCGCAACTGAACTCAGAGAGCCGCAGCGCCCCACAGTGAGGGGGATCATTGGTTAGGCGAACCGGATGCGGAATCCGTTGCCTGCCCCATGCCAATGAGAACAACCCAACCACATGAGCGACAGGAGAAGAATTTACGAAGCCTATTTGCTTTCCGCACATTGGGCGAACCTACGCGGGCAATCGTTCGCAATCGCAGGAGGACGCTGCGAGGCATGCTACTCAAAGGAGAAGCTAGTCGGCCATCACATCACCTACCGCGAACCGTTGGAATCATGCACGCCAGAGGACATCATGTGCCTCTGCGCTCCGTGTCACGACGGGCTGCATGCATGGCTCGACGAGACGAAGAAAAAGCCGTGGTATTTCTCGCGCGAGGCCACAGTGGACAAGATTCGAGAGATGCAGGCTTGCAAGCCGAAGGCGAAGAAGAAAGAGGCGGCTCCGAAGAGCGTCGCGCCAGAGTTCGAGGAATGGATGAAGGAACTGACCGCGGCCGAGATCGCGGATTACCGGCACTTCTTCGCAAAGTCACCTGCCGGAAACAGCAAGCAGCGCCACAACTACGCGCTGAAGCGTGTTCAGAAGATTCACAAACGCCAATTGAAGCATCTCCGCTACAGCGGTAAGAAGCTGGCACCCACTGAATCCATGCGTGCCGTACCATCACAGCCCGGTGAAAGCCTGGAACACCGCCTCGCTAAGGTGGAGGCCATTGCGCAGCGTTACGCCGAGCGCATCGCACACCTTGAGCAGGAGATTCACCTGCTGAAGAATGCCGCCTGAACGATTGTTCCACATATGAAACCGCCAACACTCATCGGAGTAATCGCCCAAGCGCGCCGACTCCATCAACACTACAGCCAACCGGACGCGGACACGTCGCAGATTGCGAAAGACCTCAGCGCCCTGATCAAGCAACTCGAAGGTCTCGAAAGCGGACGAGAACTGCTCGCCCGCCAATTACAGGACATTGCCGACTTTGAAGAGAGCAACCCGACGGACGCCGCGCTCGCTCGCGAAGCCGTCGGAGAAATGATCCAGGACTTCGCCGCTGAACAGAAGTCCAAGGCGGCGAAAAAGTCATTCCCCACTGTCCCCGCAACCGGCCGCCCGATCACGCAAGAGGAGATCGACGGGGGGCAATAGCAGCCTCGCCCCACCCGTGCCGGAAGATTAGGATGACGCCATGTTTCAGTTCGTCACAGTTTACGACTACAAAGAGCCATCGGATTACCCCGATGCTCGTGCGATGAGCACTGATGACCTGATTGCCCTCTGGCGAGCGTGGGATGGCGTTTCCCTGCTTCATCCGGTCTCGGCAGAGGCCGCGTGCCACATCCTTTCCGAGCGCGGAATCAATGCGCTCGATATCGACTGACCAGCCCTAACCCCGCGCGCCAATTCGCATGAACGCAAAAGACTGGAACCCGCCTTTCTGGAGAATACTCATTCCATTTCCGCCGCCCTTCGTATTCGAGAAAATGTCGAAATACCGGGTGGTCTGGCAGATCGCACTTGTGCCGCTGATTGCATTACAGACCGTCGGGATTACCCTCGGAGCTTGGTTGATCTGCACCATTGGGCTGGTGTTCTTTCCGTTCATTTGGCTTATCGATAAATGCGAAGAATGGGAGCAGCGCCGAGTGAAGCGCCAGCAGCCTCGCTGGATTCGCCGCATCTTCTTCAAGGCGACGTAACTCCATGCCCGACACCTGCATCATCCGCCCGAGACCGACCAAGGACGGCTACGAGATCCAATGCGGCACGCTGAAGCTCTGGTATCGTTCTTTCGAATACGCGCTCAGCTACGCGACCGACTGTCTCAAGGAGACCGAGATTGTGATTTACGACGCGGATGGAAACGAGACCGGACGCATTGCTCCGCGTGGCATCACGCGGCGGCTTGGAGATGGGTGAGGGTCGGCGCCATGGATCAGTTTGGCTCAACCGCGGTATTACGGAGCGAGTGTCACGGTTGTCACGAGTGTCACAGGCGTCTAATCCGGTTTTTAGATTTTGAGAACGAGCTTACCCATCAGCGCAGTGGAGGGATCCGCGTTTTTTGAGTTATTCATCGGTGCGATTTTGTTTGCCGCGCACCGTGGTTCTGCTAAGCTTCCGCGAAGTCTTGAATCATCGCGCAGGCTCGCTAGCTCCCACGGCTGGCGGGCCTGTTGCTTTAGGCGATAACATCGACGCGGTCGCTCAGGCGTAGAATCCGCGAACTCGCAAACCGCGAATCTTCGCCCCGGCCGCTTTGATCTGACGGAGAACCGTGTGCCAGTGAACGCCGCAGGAGCGGCCAATACTGCGGACGCTCTCGCCAGCCTCGTAGCGTTTCTTCCACTCCGGCGCACGTTCGACCATTGATGGTGCTCCTGGGCGCAGCTTCACGCCGAACGCCCCAAGGTGCTTCAGCACGGTTGATCTCGCCCTCCCATCCGCCCGAGCGATCGCCATCGCGGTCTGTCCGGATTGGAACTGTTGCAGCCAGGCCAAAGCCTGAGCGGGAGGAATGCGGGGGCGCATGGATGCGGAATAGCACGAGCGGGCCGGTATTCAAGGACGTTGACAATGAATGATGTTCATGTTTGGGTCTGCATTCATGAATGCGGCTCACGGTCTGTCTTCCCTCGCACCCAGTGGCATCCAATCATCCGATTCAGGGGGTATGCACATCGAAAAACTTACCCCAATTCAGTACAAGATCGTGGAGCAGATCGTCGAAGCCATCGACCATCTTGGCGGAAAGAACGACCTCACGGTGGCCCTGACCTCTTGGGGCGACACACTTCCGGAGAAGGATGTTCTCCAGATGCTTACCGAGTGGAATGAGGCTGCTAAAAATCAACCTGCTCTACGATAACATCGATGCAGGTGCTTTGCTGAGAATGATTTTCCCAAGTGTGCCACTCGCCATCCTGGACGACCACGTCTGACAATGCGGAGAGGAAAAGGCAGCGCCAATTGTTTCTGCCATCCTGAGTGATCGGTCCCTTGCTCGACATCCCACCAAACTGGAAGAACAACGCTCGTTCGGTGCCGTCTTTGTAACCGAGAGCGTGCGGGCACAGCTCGCGCCGCAGGTTGTCGTAGGTCGCAATGACTTGCTGCCGATTGCGGATCGCGTTGCGGATGATCTCGAATAGGGGACTTGGCATACTGCCGCATAAGACACGATCAACAAGAGGTGTAAAGCCCTCCGCGCGCAGGACCCCGCACCCAAATGATTTGACCTTCGGCCTGCGTGCGGTAGAGGCGCGGTATGCGCCGATTTCTCCGAGACATTCAGCGCTGGATCATGACAGACACGCTCCACTTCTGCGGCACTGCCGCTATCGTGATTGCTGTTATTGTGGGATTCACATTCTGCGATGTCCCACGGCAAAACTTAACGCCGCGCCAAAAAGAAAAACTTGAGGAAAACCTGTATCTCCAGGGGAAATACGGTCACTGATCAGCCTTTGCCGCGATCTCTTCCCGACGCTGCATTAGTCTGCGTGCCGTAGCTTGGTATTGCTCGACAGCCCGTTCCTTTACCGCCGGAGCGGCGTCTGTGTTTGTGACGCGGCGCAGAATTCTTCGAGCCTCGGAAAACTCCCTCTCATTTTCTCCCAGCGCCCTACGAATGAGGCTCTTTTTCGATACCTCCATGACGGAGTCTCCCAAAAGACCGCGGATTGCAGTCCCCGGTGTTTCGCGGCGCCCAGTGCTCGGGTTTGTGATTCCAAGCGACCCATCTTCGTTCGGCGTGAATGCGTCAATGAGCTGCTGTCCGCGGTAGTTCGGTCCGACAACACCAGGAATGCCAGGGAACCAATTCGGCAGTGCTTGTTTTAGGATTGGACGCGTGTATCGGTCGATGCCGGTGTTCTCGCGACCGCTGTAGGTATCTCGCCCCTGCACAAGCTCAGAGATCATGTTAAGCGCCGGCGAGCTCTGCATTGATGCAACGGGGTTGCGGTCAGCGGCCGCCTCAAAATCGCCAGATAGTAGGTTTTTGGCGAACACCGTGAAGTCGCCAGCCGGAAGCCACGGCGCAAGGTTTCGGAGCCGCATACGCCCTGTCTCTTTGTCATAGTCCACCGGAGAATTAATCCTCGCGCGCAGCTGCGGTGGAAGCATCTCTAGGATTTCGTTCAGCGCCTTTCGCCCCTCTTCATCCAAGTTCACCTCCGCGGTGGCGCTCTTGATCACGCCACCGAGACCGAACAGAGAAAGCAGCGCAACAGTGGACGGAATCCGCCGCCCGTTCTCGTTCGTCACCACATCCTGGGCGAGGTTTTTAATGATCCGCGTAAGTTCAGCGGAGTACGTCAGGAAGGGCGAGAACAACGGGATGTTTCGAGCCACGCCAACGAGTTGTGCCACGTTGCTGTAATTCATCGTGTACCGATTAGTCGCCTCGATCGCGTATCGCCGCGCTTCCGGCATCGGCATCCTCTTGGCGATACCTTCCTCGAGGAACTTCACGTAGGTTGCTCCGCGAACGTATTGGTCCGGCTTTCCGTATCCGGCCTTCACCTTGTCGTGGATTGCGCCGGGAATCCTACGCCACCACGGCTTGAGCAACTGGTCAAAGTTGTCGGCTTGTCGACGAAACTCCCCTGCCCCGAAGTGGGCGTCTAGAATTCCATCTTCGCGGGCCATCCTCATCCATGTTGGGCTCGTCTTGAGCTTACGATAGTTCTTCACCAGGGAGACCGGGTCAACGCCCGCGCTCACTGCTTGCAGCGCGGTCTGCGCGTAGTTTCTCAACCAGGAACCCGGATTGTATAGCGTCATCGACGCCTTCGGCATCCGATTGAGTTTCGCCATCGTTCCAAGGATGCCATCCTCCCAATCGATTCCGGCGTGACCTGGACCAGCGCGAAGTGCATCGAGAACTTGGCGCTGCACGAACATCGGCTGTCCGTCCTTAATTCCTGCGACTTCACCGAGTCCGCCTACGCCTTGTCCGGACGGCGCTCGGGTGTAGCCCTGAAGCTCTTTGAGCTTCGCACTATCGCCCGCTGCTTCAGCAGCATCGTGCGCTGCCTTCCACTCAGCCTCCGTCATGGCGAACCTGGCACCCTTGCTGTCGGGCAGCTTCATAATGTCGCCAATCGCTTTCGCGGTGACGGCAGACTTCGCCAGTTTCGCCACGGATAGAATCTCGCGCTCGAATGGATCCTCGATCTCGCCAAGAATCTTCTTAACTGCCGGAGAAAGAAGCTTCCGCTCCTTGTAGAGGGATTGCGAGATGCGCGACTTTCCTTCGTTCGCCATGCGCGAAAAATCGCCATCGAAAGCCGCGACTTCCTTCAGCCAATCTTCCGCATCCTTGCGCACAAGGGCTTCGTCTGAATTGGCCATGATGCGGCCGCCCATGCGCTCCTGAACAACGCGATCCAGCAGCTTGCGATCTGGTCGCCACTTCTCGGGCTGAACGTAAGCGCGGTACTGTTGTGTTTGCCACAACCCTAGGCTGTCGTTGATCAGCTTGATCTTCTCCGGATCCCGCTCCCCGGAAGCGACAACCTTCTGCAGTTCGCTCTTGATCCCACTCGCCTTCACGAGCGCGTCTTTGACGTTCTCCGGCAGAGGGGATGCGCGCAACATGAGTTCCGCACCAGGGCTGCGGTCGGACTTAAGGTAGGAGTCCACAAACGATCGCTTGATCGGGTCGAGCGAAGCTACATTGGCGGCGGCGCTTTTGAGTGCTGCCGCTGTGTCGGAAGTCAGCGTTTCGACCGTGCCGCGCGACTGCTCAAGAATGGTGTCGAGGCGGGTGTCGCGACCAAGCTTCGCGTTCTTTTCGAGAAAGCGGACCATCCCGCCAAGCGGCGTGCGATCCCCGATCATTTGCGCACGCGCTGCCTCTTCCGCCTTAGGGGCGAGTCGCATCAACGATCGACCTCCTTTTAGTGTGCCCGCGCCGATGGCTGCGCCAAGGAGCGCGCCACGGGCTGGGTTATCGTCGTCTGATACTCCTCCAATCCCCGCCCCGGCGAGCGTTGAGCCAAGATACTGCACGGGCACTGTCGACGCAGCGCCAGCTTCCGATTTACGAAGCGGTCGAAGTTTGCGAGGCTGTATCGATGTTTCGGGTGAGAGAGCGATCGAATCAGGCACTTGCCCTGCTGGCGTTACCACTCCTTGTGCTGTGGGGACTGTGGCGTTTGGTGATATGGATTCCGCAGGCGATAGGAGACGCCTGGTGGCGACGGAAGAATCGAGCAAGCGCCGCGGTGGATTCCAGCCCGGCACATATCCACTCAGCCCGGCAAAAACATCCCCCTCGGCGGCAGGAATCGTAGCCGTGTTATCCGGAGTCACTGACTCCATACGGAATCGGCGAGGAGATGGAGGGGAAAAGCTTGAGAAAGCCGCCTCGGGATCAACCACGCTGGATTGCGAAGGAGCTGCCGAAGAAGCGCCAGTGACCGGATACTGGACCTCTCCCTTGAACTCAGCTCGGCCAGAGGGAGTCTCGATCGTGGTTGTGAACGTCCCGTCTCCGTTATCGACGGAATCGATTACTCGCCAATTCTCTGGAATCTTCGGGGCTTCCTGCTGAATAGCCTGAGCCGGCTCTTTTCTGCGGAGTAGCTTGCGCCCTGTGACGCCAAACACTTCCTGCGCGGCTGGGAGCGCGCTCATCACGCCGATTTGCGTCAATGCCTCCTTCGACGTGAGGTCGCGTCCGCGGGCTGCTTGGCCAGCGGTGGCGATGGAGGCACCCGCAGCGACGTTGGCTGCACCGCGCATGAATGGCCGCAGCGGGGCTGCCATTTGACCAACCGCACCGAGAGCCCCGAACTCGGCAGCCTGGGCGGCAGACTCCCCTCCAGAATGACGGGCGCCAGACATAGCCCCAAGCGCAGTATCGCCCGCGATCGTGGCACCGCGCGCTCCTAGGCCTGCGAGTCTTGCGCCACCTCGAAGTAATCCACCGCCACCCAGGAGAGTTGGGATTTCCGGTGCGATACCTTCTAGGAGAATATCAGTAGCAACATCTCCGCCGGTCGTTGGAGCGCCTACCTCAAAAGTCGTGTAATCGCTTGGCGAAGTATTTCCAGATTCAACGCCAAGCAAAGAAAGCCCTCGCTCTGGAAGCGATGCGAGAGTGTCCGCAGCAACCCCTAGTATGCGAGCTGGTAAATTGCCGCCCTGGCGAAGTAGTCGCCGCCCTCCAGTAATGTTTTCAGTAGGCTCTGCGCTGGGCGCCTTCGGCGTGGCGAACTTATGCCGAAGTTCCGCCAACCGCATTCTCTCTTCGAGCGTCATAGTCCGAGCGCGGCCCGTTTCTCAAGCGCCTGCCATTCGGCGTAATCTGGCGTTGGCTCGTAGCCTTGGGGATTTCCTCCAAGCGCAAACTGCGTGGCCCCAAGCGCAGTATTTGCGGCTTCTCCCGCGCCGCGCTGCATGCTCATCTGCATGGCGGCTTGCCTCGCCATGCGTTGGCGCTCCATGTCGTCATGCGTTCTGAAGCCCCACTGTAGAGCCATGAGATCGCGCATACGGTTGCGAGCTTCCGCCGGCAATGGAATCTGTTGCGCTGGCTGCTGGATTGGCATGCCAGTGGTGGGATTCACTCGCGTGGTGCCCGGGATATGCACCACTTGAGCGACCGGGTCATAGCCCGATTTTCGATCAGCATTGAAATCGCTGGCCGCGAAGATCGGATTAAATCCATGGCTCGCTTCTACTCCAGCAAGCTGCTGCGCGGCCTGTTTCGCCATTTCCGGCATCTGCCGACGCTGCCGCACGTCCCCCACAGTCATATTACCGCCGAGTTGATCCGCGAAAAGGTCTTCGTCGAGGTCGACACCGTAGATGTGCCGGTAAAGCTCGCGCTGCTCGTCTTCGGTCAACTGCTGGAATCTCCGGTCTGCCAAAAGCTTCCGCTCCTTCGTGCCGGCGGCGAGATTGCCCTTCAGGCGATTGAGAAACATGTTCTGCGTTGCCTGTTGAGCGGCATCCCGAAGGGCGTTTGGGTTCTCTCCCTCGCGCAGCGGACGCCAAGAGCCGTTATCGAGGACTTCGTTGCCGGCCATCGCGAAGCTCGGAGCCTTCTGCTGGTATTGCTGCATCATGGCCTGAACGGCTGCCCGGCGATAATCGGGCTCCTGATCCTCGCGCTGCAGTGGCTGCATTGCAGACTGGCGGTTCCAGTCAGCGATTTGCTGCTGCAGCATGTCCTGTCGCGCCTGCGCGTATGGACTCGGGGCGCCGATGTCGGCAAACCGAGCTGTCATCCGGCCCTCGGAATTGTAAAGGTCTTCGATCATAGGAGGTTGAGGAGTCGATTCTGGATCGCGCTATTGCGCATGTTCTGCTGCTGCGCGGCATGATACTGAGGCGCCCCGCTCAAGAGGTTCCCGCGGTTGTCCGCCGTCCAGGAGTAGGACTTTTGCGGCATCTGCATTGCGAGTTGCAGCGCCTGCAGTTGGTTGTTGTGCGCCTGGTTCTGCTTGTTGAATGCGAGCGTTTGTCCGAACTGGCTGGAGTTCTGTGAAAGCGACCGGTCGAACTGCGACCCCTGCTGAGAAAGGTTGCGATCGAACTGGCTTCCCTGCTGTTGAAGTTGCGCATTGAACTGCTGCCCCTGCTGCGCCCGATTGAGCGCGGCGTTCTGCCAATCCGCCAGCATGCCCTGCTGGGTTTGACGACGGCCTGCCATCTCGCCAGCGATGGATGCGCCGAGTTGCGCGCGGCTCCCCGACGCCTGAAGTTTCAGTTGAGCGAGGTTCGCCAGCGATTCCGCCTGCTGACGGTAGGCCGGCATCATTGCCTGACCCGCGGCAAAGGAGGCTGCCACCTGCCCTCCGGAACGGCGCGCCCGATTCTGCGCTGCCGCAGCCATCGCCCCAGAGCGCGCCCGGGCGTCGTTCAGCATGAAAGCATTCGCGTTGCCGAACGAGCTTTCGATGCCAGATGTGTCGAATGCCTTGTCGAGTCCGGCGTATTCCGAGGCAAGCTCGGCCATCAGCGGTGATTTAGAGAGCCAGGATGGAATCGCCATGTTGGTATTTAACTTGTCTTAAGTGTTCTGTCTAGCTTTGGACGAGGTGAATATTCCGGAATAGAGCGAGCATGCTATTAATCGCTGCCGCGCAGGATGCCGCTGTTGCTGCGCCGCCAGTCGGAACGTCTGCTATGGTCACCACCGAATCCGCCATGTGCATCGGGATCGTGACAGCGCGCCGGTTTCCTTGCGCATCCGACATCGCCAACTCGAGAAAATACTGCGGCCCCAGCCGAACCGTTGCATCGGCCTCTTTCCCGCGCGGAATCGTGTTTCCCTTGATGCCCTGCACCACAGTTCCGCGGTTGAGTTGCGACTCAAGGTCCGCATTCGCCTGCTGGATCTTCGCTGGCAGATTCTCCGCACGGGTACCGGTGAAGTTCTTCAAGATCGATTTGCCCCGTCTCATGAGTTCCCGAGTTTGATGGTGAAGTCGGAGAGACTGTATGCCGCGTAACTCACCTCGTGAATGTCGACGCCGAACGATGGCATGATCAGCGCAGTCGGCGAAAACGCCTTCCACCGATAGCTGTTATTCCCGCTCGTGATATCCTGGGCGAGTGTGACCGCCGCAGTGATCAGACTGTTATACTCGAAGTTGTAGCGCGCCACGGGCGATCCGTTCTGCTGCGTCAGCCATATCTCCGCGTGCCGCTTGGGTTTCTCCGGCGAAGAAGCCGTAAAGTAACGGCCAGCGGTGCAAAGTGTGGCGCCGACCCACACTGTATAAGCACCACCCGCGATTTGCTCATGCTCGCCGGTATCGATATTGAACCCGCGCGCGGTGACATCCTCCGAGGCCGGTTGAACTCGCATCACCACCAGATTATTCGTAAACTCAAGAAACCCTATGGTGTCGAAGTAGGTGCTGACGTATCGTCGCTGCGTGGCGATCTGGGAATCTTCAGTGGTATAGACCAGCGTGCAAGGGAGCGTCGTATAGTCCTCGACCAGAAAAAAGCTGCCTTCGTAGGTTCCATCTGCGACAGATGTCGCGAAACCGAACTCGCCATCGCTGTTCTCAAAGATGCGGACGGATGTGTTGAAGGTCGTTCCGGTC